ACTCATGTGCATGATGCTGGACTAGCACTAAAGCATACTGCTACTGCAGATGACAAACCTATCGTACTTACCTTGCAAACAGGTGAGACTGATATAGCAGCCGATGATGAGATTGGAGTAATTAATTTTCAAGCCCCTAATGAAGGTGCAGGTACGGATTCTATACTTGTAGCTGCAGGTATTGCTGCTGTATCGGAAGGTGATTTTAGTGCTTCTAATAATGCTACTAAACTTTCATTTAGGACAGGTGCATCAGAAGCAGCTTCCGAAAAAATGTCACTTAGCTCTGCTGGTTTGCTAACTATTGCTGATGACTTTATTATTAAAGATGGTGGTACTATTGGTTCTGCTAGTGACGTAGATGCTATTACTATTGCTTCTAATGGGCAAGTTACTCTTACACAAACATTAATAGGTACTGATTTAGACATTAGTGGTGATGTAGATGTAGACGGAACATTAGAGGCTGATGCAATTACGATTGGTGGAACTGCGGTAGGCTCTATTTTTAGCCCAATTGCGGGTGGCACAGGCATAGTTACAACAGGTGCTTTAGACGCAGGTTCAATAACTTCTGGTTTTGGTAACATAGACACAGGTTCTAGTACTATTACTACTACTGGATTAATTTCTGGCGGTTCATTAGACATTGATAATGTTTTAATCAATGGTACTACTATAGGGCATACAGACGATACAGACTTAATTACACTTGCTAATGGTGTAGTCACTGTCGCTGGTGAAGTATCTATGACCACATTAGATATTGGTGGTACTAATGTTACTGCTGATGCAGGGGAATTAAATCAACTAGCTGGGGCAGTAGCAAAAACTGCAGGTAAAGAAACCATATGGGTTCCTGCCAGTGCTATGCAGCCTACTACTACTAATGGTTGTTCTGCACTTACTACAGTAGAGACTACATCAGGTAGACCAGACTTAGTTGTATTAGACTTTGATAAAGATAGTGATGAGTTTGCACAATTTAGTATAGCATTTCCTAAATCATGGAACGCAGGTACTGTAACCTTTCAAGTCTTTTGGGCTGGTATTGCAGCTACAACAGATGTTGATTGGATGGTTGATGCTGTTGCTATATCTAATAACACTAGCTTTGATGTTGCGTATGGCACAGCAGTAGTAGTTACAGACAATGCTCAAGGTGCGGTAGAAGAACTAAATGTATCTGCTGAAAGTGGTGCATTAACTATTGCAGGTTCTCCCGGCGACGATGAGCTATGTTTCTTTAGAATTGGTAGGGATGTATCAGGCGATGCTATGGCAGGTGATGCACGGCTTGCAGGCATTAAAGTGTTCTTTACTACTGACTTAGCTAATGATGCGTAGGGGGTAAAAAACATGAGCAGTTTTGGGTATAATGTTTTAGGTTTTGGAGCTTCTGCTCCTGCTCCTGCGGTAGCTGATAGCCTCTTTGGACCGTCCTATGGAAATTGGGATGGAAGTCTTTTAAGATTTAGCAGTACGTCTGACGCTAACGGTGGATCAACCAGTAGTTTAAATGGTTTAGCTTTTTTTTATGACGCTGTAACAAGTAGGGTGTATGATGGGTATGCTGGTGGTAGCTACATGTCTTATCATGCAGGCGGTTATTATTTATTTAACAGCGGCGATTCCATAATGCCAAACAGACCTTCTAGTTCAAATGTAGACTCAGGTAACGGCACCAGTGGTGCTACAATAGTGTATCAAGATAACAAATCATACGTTTTGTTTGGTTCCATTGTTTCCCAAACTGTTTATGTTTGGTTAAATGGAACAACGCCTGTATATAAAGGTTACTTTAATTTACAGTCGGGTCATAATGCTAGATCATTAGCGTTTGGAGAATGGGATGGCGGTACAAAATTATTTTCAAACAGTATTTCACTGACTACTTTTTACTATACCATACCTGATCTTGAAAATTTAAACAACTCCACCATAAGTGTAGACGGCAACTTTACAACTGGTGTTAGTGCTTTTTATAGTATGTCGTACGCAGGTAAAGACAGTAATGATGATGTTCATTTTTATTTTCGAAATTCCGCCAAAATGTATTTGTATAAAATTGCAGATGGTGCAAGTTCGGCAACCGCAGCAACGGAAGTAGAAAATTGGACAAGATCAGGCGGTGGCAGCTACGGCCATTTCATTGATTATGATAATAAAAAACTATACACTGGTGGGCTTGGCGCTCAGACTTTGTATAGGTATCCTTTACTTTAGAAAGGCAAAACTAAAATGGATATTAACTGGACAGTAGTAACAATAGTTGGTGCCTTGTTAGCCCAAGGTGCTGCTATTGTCTGGGCAGTATCAGGCATGGCGTCAGACATTCAGTATAACAGAAGTGACATATCCGAAATGGAATCTAGCACAGCAAGACTAGCTGATGATATACATGAGAATGATGTAATGATTGCACGTATTGATGCAAACGTAGAAGCAATCAAGGAAGCATTAAATGTGGTTACGACTAGCCACGCAAAGAGATAACTAAATGATTGACCCCATCACAGCTTTTGCTGCAGCCAATGCAGCTTTCAAAGGGGTCAAGATGCTTGTAGGAGCTGGCAGAGAGATACAAGATGTATCACAGCAGCTAGGAGCATGGTACGGTGCAGTAGCAGACATTACTAGGGCTGAGTCTCAACGTAAGAAACCTACATGGCTAGACAAGCAGACTCACGGCAGTGACAACATTGAACAAGAAGCAATGGACATTGTTGTTCGTAAGAAGACATTGCTTGAGAAAGAAAAAGAAATAAAGTTTATGTTAGACTACAGGTTTGGTCTTGGCACATACGATGAAATGCTAGGGATGCGTAGGCAGATACGTAAGGAACGTGAAGAGACTGTGTACGCAGCAATGGAAGCTAAAAGACAGATAGCTAACAATGCAGCAATAGGTGGCTTATCATTACTAATCATTGGTGTATTAGGTGGGGGCATGTATTTAATATCACTAGGAATTAGTTAATGATTAATCTTGTTGTGTTACCCCTTGTGTTAGCGGGGTTGTTAAGTCACCCTGAGTTTGTACAGTGTCACCTAGCAAAAAGAGTTAAGATACAGGGAGAAATGGTTTGCATTTACCGTGGACCTAATGGTACAATAGGCTACCACTACCCTATGTTTAAGTTTAGTGAGTGTCCTAAGACATACATGTGTAGGTACACGCCTAACGCTAAGAAGAAAGTAAGTGTTCAAGATATACTTGACGGATTAAAGGACGGATTTGAATAATGGCTTTTACCTATGGTGAATACAACGGAAAAAAATTAGATGATTTAAGTGGTGCTGAAAGACGTGCTTATGAAGCTAGTGTGACAGCGTATCAAGCGCAACAAAATCAACAAGAGGCAGTAGATAGAGCTGCAAGTTCCCCAGATACGGGTACTACAGATACGGGTACTACAGATACGGGTACTACAGATACGGGTACTACAGATACGGGTACTACAGAGACTGACGGTGAAACCACTGTTGAAAACCCTGACCCGCCACCTTTTGAACCCCCTGTATTTGGTGCAGGCACTGTTGATGAAACTCCCATGCAATCTAAGCTTGATAAAATCAATCAAGAGCTTGCTGATTTGTACACTATGGATCAGACTGACCCTGCTGTTATTAAGGCTATAGAAGATAAGACTAAAGAGCAACAAACTACAAGTGCTGCAGCCGTGACTGAGGGCCAGCAGAATCTTGTAAGTACTGCAATTAAAACCCCTCAAGACTTACTTACTAAAGCTACTGTTGCTAAAATAGACCCTGATACAATCGGTGCAGAGATTTCTTCAGACTTAAATAAAGTCCCTCAGTATGATGCAGCAGGTAATCCAATATTAGATGAAGCAGGTAATCCTGTTTTAGGGCCATCACAAGCAAATGTAGCTACGGCAAGCAAAGCAGGTGTTCCTCAGTATGACGCAGCAGGTAATGTAATATTAGATGCAGAGGGAAATCCTGTTTTAGGTGCAGCACAAACTGACGCACCAGATGATATTGAAACTGAAAAGTACACTGCATCAACTTCAATAGGGG